GTTCGGGGGAACACGCAATGAGTTGGCCATCTTTCACTATGTAAACATACTGCCTAAACGAGACAGACCAATACGGTAGCTTTATGCCGACATTTTATAACACTACAAAACATTGTGTTAACGTTGGTAACCGCCAACGTAGCTTTCGCTACGTTGGAAAATCGCACCACCAACGGGTGGTACCTGGAAATTTTTAGTTTTAATTTTATACTTTTTAATTTGTCTAGAAGTTGGGATTGAAATTTGTGTTGCCTACTGTGCCGATCAACGACAGCCAAACTTGGAGGTTCGCTACCACAGCGGCGTTGGAAACGCCACTGACGAGAGGTCCTGCCATTGTGAAGGCTGAAACTGCATTTGGATAGAAGATGAAATTAGCTCCATTATACACCGCGTACAAAGTCGTTCCGTCCTGCACTGAAACGGTATTAAAACCGTTAACTTCAGGCACACGGAAAAGTGTTGTCGCGGTAACATTAGTCATGGCCGCAGCATTTGTCAGGTCAATAATGACCTTATAAATGTCGCCATTAGCGGCGCCGGGTGGCGCCGTTGAAGCTGATCCACTAATATCGTTACCAGTCGCGTTCCAATAAAAATTATTCGTCGAATTTGTCGTGAGCGTTCCAAAAACATTAAAATTGGTTTGATGCCACTGCGCTCGTGGCAGCGGCAATGACAATAACCGCGGACTAATCTGCAGTTCTTGAAACTCGACTTCATAGTCGAACAACACATAGCCTGGTGAATCGATAGTACTCGTCTTTGATAACAAGAACACATCACCATCAGCATACATCTCCAATTCAGGTGTCATACCGTAGTCTGTGCTCTTCCACTTCCCTGTGATATGCAATTGTACGGAATGATTGGTCCATTGCGGACCTATAACGGTATCATCGTCATTCAAGACAAACGGCAACAGCTGTGTGCTCGTTTGATTCAAAAAGACACTTTCGCGATTCTTTTGATGGTAAAACATAATATCTCCGTTCGCCGTCGTCGGCGAACTCGTGATGTAATGTACCGCCAAACTCTTCCATCGGTACTTCTGATACATCTGCATATAATTACGCAGAGTGCTATCAACAAACACCGCGGGTGTGATTGGGGTTCCTCCAACCATCGTCCAAGTCTGCACGGCTCCCGAGCCTTTCGCAGAGAACATGAAATCCCTCGATTTCACTGTCACTCCGTTCTTGGATTGGACAACCTGAGACTGGGCCCCTTTGATACTGTTTCCAATAGCTACGGGGGCTGTCTGGATGGAGGTGACGGCTCCGAACGCCTTTTGAGGGCGACTCTTCACCTTAGTCTTTTTACCAACCGTCATCTTTTTCTTCTTTCCAATTTTTACCTTAATTTTCGTCATTTTACGCCTCCTACCTCCTTATTTTACATATATTTTGTTCATTTTCTTACCGAAGTGGTATTTTCTTCTAACAAGCGGAACACTTTTAAACTCAAGAGCCACATGAGAATCCCCAAAAGGACCTTCGTGCACTTGATACACCTCTGTCTTCGCAGCTCTCTTAGCCGCATATCTCTGATAGACCGACCGGTGCGAATGATCAGGCTCACTGACAAAGCCAAAAGCTTGAGAAGCCAACTGATGGGCCTTACGGTTTCTTCGACGCGCCTCATAAATCTCATAACCTTTGTACAAAAGGTTTGGTATTTGAGTTGCGTGTTTTACGCCTTGGCCTAACAACAGTGCCTCCATTTCTTTTACTCCATCCTCCACCATGATCCCTCATATTCAACATGTGACCGGACTGATCTCCTAAACCTACCACTTTCGTTCCTCCCGCGCGTTGCTCGGTATCCGGTGGTTTGTTCGGTCTCCGTCCGCCCAGCCCTAAATCACCACTTAGAGGTGCTCGTGCTCCTCCTAGCGTGTCGGTACTGACGGACGTCTGTCCACTCCCTGTTGCATACGGGTCATACCGCACATTACCCCTCATTGGATCCTGCGCGTACAAATTCTTGACATCCTGCTTGTATTTCTTTTCATTCTTCACGTAATCGTGCAAATCTAACGCGTTGCGCACTCCACCATAAACCAGCGCTGGCAGGTTAAATGACAAGCCTTTACTCGCACTGAGCACTTGGTTCCCATAGAGAACCGCAGCTCCTGCGATCTTGCTCATCGTATTTCCCTCCTGCGCGTCGGAATTGTATATCGAGTTCGCAGCCGTTCTACGCCCATAGTCACTGAATTCCTTGAACGCCGTGTCATGCAATCTACTTAACTTATCTAGCCGATCTTTAGGTGTGGCCTGTCCAAACCGCACTGAAGTCTGGAACTTACCGTCACTAATATAGGGCCCAGTATAGTTGGGCAGATACTTTCCAACGTTCACCATTTTTACGCCACCTCCTCCGTTTTTCTAATTAAACTCAACATAATACAACTCATAATATAAAACATAAAAATCAAGTACTCACTAGGCTTGGTCTTCCACTAAGCGATCGAGGACGTCGTCCAACAACTCAAATCGCACATCCTCTTCGGCGTCACCGGACTCGAAACCCTTGCACTTATAACGCAAGTACTGTTTGGTCTTGCAAAGTGACAATGGGTACAAGGTGGGGTTAGCCTTACGAAAATGCTTGTACATGTTGTTGAAAAAGTTGAAGTGCTTATCAACCCAGCAGTAATTGATCATTGCTGAGCTGAGAGCCATCGGCAAATCAGCGGCCTTAACTCTCTTCAACTTCTCGATGTGCTTCGTGGTACGGACTGGTTCAAATCCAATGACGCCTCCAACGTCTCTGAACACGTTGCTGAAAAACTCGGAGCCGACAAACTTGTCATGCACCTTGAAATCCACTTCAAAACCGAGCGCAGCTGCTTTCTGCTTGTAGACGTCTAAGTGGACCTTATCCGTAAAAGCCTGCAACGTGTCATCCCCTCCAGCAACATTGCGTTGCCTGCGTCCAGGATTTCAGCGTCTGTTAGGCCCATTCGGATCTTAACCAAAACGTCAAGCGCAATCTGCGACACGGAGTTTCCAAAAATGGTCAGCAACCAACCGCTCTTCATGATGCCGGCCACAGTTACCTCGTAAACCTCACCGTTGGTGAACACAAACTGCGCA